TCTGGTGCTGGTGTCTTGACTCTTACGTATGTTGTAAAAGACAGCGACGGTTCTGCTAACCCAACCTACATCCAACAGTAATTAATCATGGGGGCTTCGGCCCCCTCATAACAGGAGATTAATTATGCAACAAACTGATGTACAAGCGGCGCATTTAAGCGCGGCGGGTTCTTACTATGTAGGACGCGCAAGGTTGAAAGGTATTGTTGTTAGCCCAAAAGCCAGCACTGCCGCAACATTTGAAATTAGAAACGGAAGCGCTACTGCCGCCGTTCTCTATACGATGGATATTGCAAGCCTTGCAACGCCAAACACTTTCTATATTTTGATTCCCGGCGAGGGCATATTGGCCTCTACGGGGCTACATTTAACAACAAGTGTTGGTACCGTAACAGGTATCACAATATTCTATGGCTAGTCCCGCATGGACTCGCAAAGAAGGCAAGAACCCGAATGGCGGTTTAAACGCCAAGGGCAGAGCCTCTGCGAAGAAAGAAGGTCACAACTTGAAACCACCTCAACCAGAGGGCGGCTCAAGGCGCGACTCTTTCTGTGCAAGGATGAGTGGAATGAAAAAGAAACTGACATCCGCAAAAACAGCGAACGACCCGAACTCTAGGATTAACAAGAGCCTTAGAGCGTGGAATTGCGCTGAAGGCGGGTATGTAAACTCAGCAGACGGCATAGCCCAAAAGGGCAAGACCAAAGGAAGGATGTGTTGATATGAATCCAGAAATTAAAGCAATAACTGATGGGGCGGCTCTGACAGTCACGCTCTCTAGCGTGATGGGCTGGATGACTCCAGTAGCCACGCTGGTTGGTAGCCTTTTGGGTATCGTGTGGATGTGTATCCGCATATATGAGACCGACACTGTGCAAAAGTTGGTGCATAAGAATGCCGTCAACAAGTAAAAAACAACACAATTTCATGGCGGCGGTGGCTAACAACGCATCGTTCGCCAAGAAAGCAGGAGTACCCCAATCTGTTGGTAAAGATTTTGCCGAAGCAGATAAAGGTATGAAGTTCAAAGGTGGGCCGCGTACGCGTCCTGATTTGCAAAAGGTAAACAAGCCCGAAACCCTTCAGGGCAAGACCGAACTTTTTAAACAAGGTGGTAATACTATGGCTACAAAAATGGGCAAACCAACAATGAAGGCTGGCATGAGCATGGCTAAGGACGGCATGAAAAAGCCTACCCCTATGGCTAAAACCGACATGGCAGGCAGCATGATGGGTATGAAAAAGGGCGGTATGCCTATGAAAATGAAAGACGGTAAAAAAGTACCTATCTTCATGAACAAAGGCGGTATGGGCATGGCTAAAGGTGGTGGCATTGAGTCCAAGGGTAAAACCAAAGGCAAGATGATTACTATGCAAAAGGGTGGTAAAACCTGCTAAGGAGTCAATCATGGCTGATATTAAATACCCCGATTCCACTCCAGTGGACGAACCTGTTCGTACAGGCCCTAAACCAGCAGAGCCCGGTAGCGGTATTAGGGTTGAGAAAGAACCTGCGCCTAAACCTGCTCCAAAGGTGGTTAAAAAGGCTTCTGGCGGTACTGCTTCTTCACGCGCTGACGGATGTTGCGTTAAGGGCAAGACCAAAGGAAGGATGTACTAAATGATGTCAAGTCGTGGTATGGGCGCTATTAGCCCTTCCAAAATGCCCAAGGGTAAGAAAACTGCCCGAAGGGATGACACCGACTTCACACAGTACGCTGAAGGCGGCAAGACCAAGTCCAAGGTAAATGAGGCTGGTAACTACACCAAGCCTGATTTACGTAAACGTATTTTCAACAGCGTCAAAGCTGCGGCAATCGTAGGTACAGGTGCAGGGCAGTGGTCAGCACGTAAGGCTCAAGTTATGGCTAAACGCTATAAAGCCGCAGGTGGGGGTTACCGAGATTGAAAGCGCCACAACAGTCTTTAAAAAACTGGGGTGACCAGAAATGGAGAACCAAAAGTGGAAAACCGTCTAGTAAAACAGGTGAGCGATACCTTCCAGAAGCTGCGATCAAAAGCCTCAGCGCTAGTGAGTATGCTGCAACAACTCGTGCAAAGCGTGCTGGCAAAAAAGCCGGGAAGCAATTCGTAGCACAGCCCAAAGGTATAGCAAAGAAAACAGCAGGATTTAGATAATGGCAAACACCTCCGGCGCAGTATCGTTTAACCTTGACCTATCAGAGTTGGTCGAGGAGGCGTTTGAACGCGCTGGTAGTGAACTACGCACTGGATATGACCTGCGTACTGCACGTCGTAGTCTCAACATCATGTTTGCTGATTGGGCTAACCGTGGCATCAATCTATGGACAATCGAGACAGGGTCTATTACCCTAGTTCAAGGGCAGAACACGTACCCCTTACCAAACGATACGATTGACCTTCTTGAGCATTTGATTCGTACTGACGCAAACAGCACATCTAATCAAGCTGACCTAACAATCACACGGATTAGCGTAAGTACATACGCTACGATTCCTAATAAATTAACCCAAGCCAGACCTATTCAGGTTTGGATTCAGCGCTACAACGGGCAGGCTAGTCCCATCTCTGCTACGCTGACTACAACCATTACAAGCTCATCCACCTCAATTGTGTTGAGCGATGTTACGGGTTTACCCGCATCTGGCTTCGTAAAGATTGGTGACGAGGTCATCAATTACAGCTACATCACACAAGATACAAACGCCATTAGTGGCACTCTATCTAGTTGCTTTCGTGGTCAGCAAAACACGATTGCTGTAGGACATACGGCTGCGGCTACTGTGTACTGGCAACAAGTGCCAGCGATAACCGTTTGGCCTACCCCTGATAACGTACAGCCATACACGTTTGTTTACTGGCGTCTACGCCGCACTCAGGATGCTGGTGGTGGTGTGAACATCATGGACGTACCGTTTAGATTTATCCCCTGTATGGCGGCTGGCCTGTCGTACTACATCGCTGGCAAAGTACCACAGGGTATGGAGCGTATAGCCATGTTGAAGGCTCAGTATGACGAGGCATGGGAGCTAGCGGCTTATGAAGACCATGAGAAGGCAGCATTGCGTTTAGTTCCTAGACAGACCTACATTGGGAGGTAGTCATGGGTAATCGTTTTGCTTCTGGCAAGAATGCAATTTCGGAGTGTGACCGCTGTGGTCAGCGGTTTAAGTTAAAGGTTCTGAAGACTGAGATTATCAAGTTAAAGAACTACAACTTGTTGGTGTGTCCAGAGTGTTGGGACCCAGACCATCCGCAGTTGCAGTTGGGTATGTTTCCTGTAGACGACCCACAGGCTTTGAGGAATCCTCGTCCAGATAGAAGTTATACGGTTTCTGGTCTGTTAGCGGATGGATATAGCGGCGGTGGTAGCAGAATCTTCCAATGGGGCTGGAATCCTGTTGGTGGGGCAAGCAGTTTTGATGCGGCGTTGACACCAAATAACTTGGCTTTAGAGGTGGAATTGGGTACAGTAACGGTTAGCGTAACTTAGGAGTTAAAAATGGATAAAGCAGACTTGAAGCAGGACAAAAAGATGATGGGTTCAATGATAAATAAGCATGAGAAAAAAATGCATCAAGGCATGAAGCCAACTAAATTTGCCAAAGGCGGCGTTACCTCAGACGCTATGAAAGCTGTTGGTCGTAACATGGCTCGCGCAAACAACCAACGCGGAGGCTAATATGGCTACATTCAGCAAAAAAATGATGGGTAAAGAAGTTGGTGATGCCAGCGTTTACGCTGAGCCACACGATATGTCTGGTAAAGCACTTAAAGCAGGACTACCTACAGAGACTGGTGCTCAGTGCATGACAGAGATGAATCCGTCTATTAGCGGTATCAGCAAAGGCAACTATGCTCCAGTTAACCCATACGGTGTTGGCGCGATGCGTGGATACGGTGCTGCAACCAAAGGGCGCAAAATTAGCGGGAAAATGGGATGACCTATTCCGAGTTAGTAACGGCAATTCAGACCTATACAGAAAATAGCTTCCCCGACACGACGTTGGCGGATAGCACAGTTGTGACTTCAACGACTCAGATTAACCGTCTGATTACGCAGGCTGAACAACGCATTTATAACTCGGTACAGTTTCCGTCTATTCGTAAGAATCAATACACCGCCATCACTGCTAACAACAAATACATATCGCTACCAAGCGACTTTCTTTCTGTCTACTCTTTGGCGTTGGTGACGGGGGCTACGGGCAGCCCAATTAATTTAGATACAGGCACGTTTACGTATTTGTTAAATAAAGATGTTAACTTTATCCGTGAAGCGTATCCAGCGCCGAACAGTACGGGTGAGCCTAAGTACTAC